CGGATTATCTCCGCGCCGCCCGCCGCCCCAAGCCGCCGAGCTTGAAGGAGCAGGCGCTGGAAACGTTGCAAAGGCTGTTCAAAGATGGATACCCCTGCAAATATCAAGAAGATTCTGATTGGGACACCATCCGCCGCGCACTGGAGGCCCTCGATGACTGACTTCAACGTCGACTCAGATGCTGGCCGCATTGGCCAGCTCTGGTGGTTCAACTCCAACAACGTTGAACGCCTCTGGATGGGGAATGTCTCGCCTTGGGTCAACAAGTGGTGCATCCGCTGGGGCACCTGCGGCTTTGGCCGCAATGTTCGCGTCTATATGGAGCCGATTGATGACTGACTTTTGCGCCCTAAACCCCATGGGATCTACACAAACAACCAACAAACAAAACCTTGTCCCTGGTGAATGACATGACACAACAACACCCCGTCACCCCACCATCACATCTTCTCAAACTTTGGAAAGATCAGTTTTATAGCTCCAACAAAGGATTTATCGAGTTTTTGATTGAAGCCGCCCAATATGGCGCCGACCAAGAGCTGGAGGCGTGCTGTGAGTGGGTGGATTGGAAGTGGTCGGGAATCAAGAGCAGGGAACTCCGCGCCAGCCGCCGGCCCAAGCCGCCAAGTCTGAAGGAGCAGGCGTTACAAGCACTTGCTGAAGCTGACGCTGGCCTAACAGAATTGGAGTGGCCTCAATGTTCCGACACCATCCGCCGCGCACTGGAGCAGCTCGATGACTGATTTCTTGAATCTAAAAATCTCCCAGAAGCAAATTGTGTGTCCCAAGCACGGCACGCACAAGCACTACATCAGCAGCGACATCGAAGGCCACGAAGGGCACTGGTGCATGTTGTGTTGGCTTGAAAGCCTTGGCCCCACACTGCCGCTTGTGGAGGAGCAGTCCAATGACTGACCATCTCACCTCCCGCGCTCAGCGTCTAATCGAGGAGTTTGAGTACAGCGAAAGCGTTCGCGAGGGCATTGCCAACGTGCTGCTGCACTTGGCCGCCACCTGGGCCAACTACAGCGATGGCGACGAGTATTGGCACGGGGTAACGGTTAACACCCTTGAAGAGTTTGCCACTGAATTAACCGCTCCCACCTTGCTTGATCGCGCTCTGGCCGGTGATCATGCTGCCGCCAGGCAGTTCCTGCAGGAGGCGGGCTTTGTTGACGAGCACGGTCAACTCACTGCTCCCTACCGACTGGAGAGCCCCAATGATGGACAACCGAATGATACAAGCATTCATGATTGGTTTTTTGGCTAATCCCATGCTCTGGATCGCAATACATCACTTGATCAATTACCGTCGATGACTGACCTAATCTCACTTGAAGAGCACAACAAAAAGCACGGTACTCTTTATGACTTCACACGTCCCCGTAGAAACGGAATTGCTTGTCCAGACTGTGGTTGCGAATTGATAGATTCCAACCCTTCTACGGTGCTTGCGAGTTATCCCCCTCAATATCACGTTCATTGTTCGTCTTGTGACTACCATGGCACCCGCTTCTGAACTCTCACCCGCCGCGCAAGCAGTGCTGAATGCCGTGACGCTTACGCGCTACGACGTGCCGTATTACGCCTGTCCGAAGTCGATCGACCAGATCAAATCCGATGTCGCCGCCGCTTTGCGAGCTGCTGCAGATCAGGTTTTGCCGGGATCTCCGGCCATGATTCCGAGCCTGTTGATGGTGCGCTATCGCCTCCTCGCCATCGCCACTGAACTAGAAAGCAATGACTGAACTCTCACCACAAGCGCAGGCGGTAAAAGATGCCGTGCTTGCCCTTTACTCTGACGAAAAAGTCCACAAGTTTGGATGGCAGCTTGATGCGCCCACAGTCGCCTCCGCTCTACGGGCTGTTGCAGATCAGGTGGTGCCGACAGAAATGGATCTGCCTCCCATTGCGCCTGACCTTGGGCACTTTCGACAACACGAGCGACGGCTAACCCGCCAGCGTCTCCTCGCCATCGCCACCGAGCTCGAAGCCCAGTAGACACCTTCCCAGCCCTCTCACACCCCACATAACGTCATAACGATGTCGTCAAAGCGCCTCGAAACCAAAGTCTTCCTCACCCCCGAAGAACGCCTCCGCCTCGACACCGAAGCCGCAGCGCTCCTCATCCCCCGCGGTCAACTCATCCGCGAGCGAGCCCTAGGTAAGGCTCCGGCGCCTCGCCCTACACCTCGCGCCTACGCCCAGGCCGTCGAGAACGCCGCTCGTGTTGTTTCCGGCGTACCACGCCCGCATCTCGAAGCCATCGTTGCTTCAGTGGTGACAACCCTGGCGCAGTCCAATGCGGCTTAACGAGCACTATTCCCTGCCCCATTTAGTAGCAACATTCAAACGCGCAGCCGCCCTCCATCCCGAGGACGATTGCATCGAGCACGGGCTCCGTGCCGTTCTCCACGACGTCACCGACGCCGCTCGCCTTGCCGCTGCCCGAGACCTGCTGCGCTACGACCACCGCTCCCTCTACGAGTTCTGCGCAGCGCTCGAATACGCCATGCGCAAACCTACTTAGACTCGGAACGTATCAGCCATAAGCAGTACAAATCCGCACATGCCGAGGACGAATCCATCGCCGATCGACGGCCTCCGTGAGCAAGAACGCATGGCGGCAGAACTTCTCGCCCGCGGAAAGAACTGCCGTGAAGTCTCTCGAGCTTTAGGTATTAGCGAACGCGCTCTTTACAACTGGCGTAAAAAACCCGTCGTTCAACGTGCTATTTACACCCTCCAGCAAGAACTAATCGATACCAGTGAGTCACGTGGCCTCGCCCTCATGCCCGAGGCGATCTCCACGCTGACCGAGATCATGAACGACCCCAACGCAAGGGCATCCGACCGCATCGCCGCCTCTCGCGCGTTGCTGAACGGCGCCGCCGCCTACCAGGAGCGAAAGATGCTCGAGCGCACGGTGTCTGACCTCGAGCACCAGATGTACGGACTTCTCCAGATCCCGAGCGAGGAGGTCAAGGACTCCCCCGAGGACGAGTACCCCGAGCTGCTGCGAAGCGCTGACCCCGAGGACGAATGACCGCCTCCCTCGCGCAGCTGCAGCGCCGAGCCGACAAGCTCCGCCTCGAGCTTGCCCGCCGCAAGGCGCGCTCGGCGAACTTCGACCCCGCCATCGCCCCGACGAAGCTCCCGGGCGTGGAGGACTGGCCGTCTTTCGCCAAGCGCACCTGGATTCGCACGGGTGGCACCGTCGCGCCCTTTGTCCCCTACGAGTACCAAGAGGCCCTCGTCCGCTCGATCAACGAGCACCCCAACACGATCATCAACAAGTCGCGCCAGATGGGCGCCTCGGAGACGGTCTGCTCCTACCTCCTCTGCCGGGCGCTCACCGAGCGCGGCTTCGCAGCGGTGATCTTCTCCAAGACGCAGCAGGACGCCTCCGAGCTCGGCCGCCGTGTGCGCGCCATGGCGAACAGCATCGAGGGCGAAGCGATCCGCTACCTGACGGATAGCAACACGCAGATCGCCATCGAAGGGCGCGGCACGTTGTATTTCCTGCCCGCCTCACCCCGGGCCGCCCGTGGCATCCCCAGCTGCTCCGTCCTCTTCATGGACGAGGGCGCCTTCCTCGACGGTGCCGCCGAGATCTACCGGGGCGCCATGCCCACGCTTTCCATGGTGGGCGACGCGGCCAAGGTGATCGTCACCTCGACACCCGACACCGAGCTCGATTGGTTCGGTCAGCTCTGGCACCAAGGCACCCCCGAGGACTGGTACGACTACGTCCGCCGCCGCGAGATCGAAGCGCTCAACGACCGCCTAGCCCTGGTGGCCGACAGTTGGAACCGCGTCGCGATCCACTACTCGCAGCACCCGCTCTACGGGCACGACCCCGAGTGGGCGCGGAAGACCCGCGAATCGCGCCGGATGACCCAGGCCGCATGGGACTCCGAGTACGAGCTGGCGTTCGGCGCGACCGACACCCAGGTGTTCCCATCGGAACTGGTCCGCCGCGCCGCCCGGGGCCACTGGCGCGAGTGCGGCTCCATCGGCCGCACCTACGTGATCGGCGTCGACCCCAACGCCGGCGGCAACGATTACTTCACAGCGATCGTGCTGGACATCACCGAAACGCCCTACGAGGTCGTGGGCATGTACCACGAGAACGGCAAGAGCACCGATTACAGCTTGCGCCATGTGAGAAGCCTCATCGAGGATTACCTTCCAGAGCGGGTAATCGTGGAGAAACAAGCAATGGGCGCTGTGATCGCAGAAGCGCTCTCCACTGCTTTGCCCAAATATGCTATCGAAACCTT